ATAAAGCCGATTCTTTGTGAAGCCACAAGTACTCTGCGTTGGTTAACAACTTCGTAGTCGCTTTCGATTGTCATTCCTCTGAGACGTCCCATTGCGAACATCTTAGGATTGACTGCTACAGCATAAAATTTTGATACTGCAGGAGTAGCGAACTCATCACACATGATAACTGGTGATCCGTAGACCATACCAACTGATCCCTTAACTTTAGAAGCTAGTTCAGAGCCAACTAGGTTGACATCTTGGAACTCAGCATCGTCCATTAAGTTATACCATTCTGTTTGGTTAACAATATAAACAACGTCTGATGCGTTAACACCATATTTGCCCATATTCTTACGTGCTGCTAATAGATTAGCTGCTGTAAGTGATTCACTTGCAAATGCTGTACCTGATTGTGTTTTATCACTATCGCCAGAAGCGAGAGTAACAATACCATCAAAACATGCACCTGATGTACCAAAAGGTCCGTCTGCAAGGTTACCAACTAGAAGACCAGCCTCGACACTTCGAGCGTGAGATCTGATCATTGATTCACGAATTAGAGGAAGAATTGGCATAATTGCATCTTCTTCAGTTTCGTTACCAAGATAACTTGTTGAGATAAGTTTTTTAGTTGAGAGTGACCTTTCCGTCATATCAATACCACCGTAAGGTGAACCATAAGTATCACCTGTTTGTGCTAAGTTACCATGCGGACTAGAGCCAGTTGCTGCTTGGTTGCCTGTAAATTCGGCATAACCAGCATCTGGAAGTACAGGCATGATCATAGTAGCGGTATTCATAGGAATTTCTCTAAATAGTGGAGCAAGAATTAATTCATTCTGAATATCTCTTTCTACATTTTGAGAAACTTCTTGTTCGAAATCTGCTGAAGATACAGCAACACCTGACATGGCGTTAACTTTTTCCATTACGCCTTGTGCGAATTTTGTTTCATATCCGCGTCCAGTTGCTTTTCCTAGCATAAATGCATCGTCAATATCTTGTGCGTGGGCTTCTTTCCAGTCTGTACTACCTTTAGTAGCAAAAACTCTTTTTGACTCACGAATATTAACAATTTCTTCAGATTTTTCGGCAAGTTCGGCTTTCAGTTCTTCAACAACAGTTTCTAAGTTAGAATAGTCTTTAGAAACACGATCTTCTAGATCAGACATTAAACGCTCTGCTCCTTCAGTTCCTGCTTTGACTATGCTTTCAACTTCAGCTTTCTTCTCTTGAATTAGCGCATCTTGTGCTTCTGCTTCGTCAGCGGCTGCTTTAGCCTCTGCATCTGTTTTAGCCTGCTTTTCAGCTTGTGCCATTGCAATTTCAGTAGCAGTTTTCTTCGCTACTTCTTTTGCAAATTCTTCAAGGTTGAAATCTTTTTCATTATTTTCTGACATTTCCGTTTCCTTGATTACAGTCTGATTGACTGTTTCTTCTGGTGAATCTATGTCACTAGACTGACCAGTATGTTTGACAAAGTCTTTCTTCCAATTCTCATATTCATTTTCAGAATCGAAAGATTTAGCTACAGAAAAAGTTGCCGCTTGATTGGCGGGTACGGATACCACACTAATCTCAAAAAGCTCTGCATCTTTAATACTGTAACCGTCGGTTTCCTCCATATAATCAGCGTCCTTGACTCGGAAACCAACGCTAAATGCGCCAAGTACACCTTCTTTAACTAGATCATTAATTTTTCCTGCTGACTTAGATATTTTCCCTTTTATCTTTAATCCTCTTTCGTCAACACCTAACTCAGTTGTTTTACCGATAGGATTATGATAATCGTGGTTAAAAAGGATAATGGGATTATTTTCATAATTACCTATGCCACCTTTAGCCCAAGCTGTAGGATCAATTATATCACCTGCTCTATCTTGGTCATTGGTACTGGCATAGCCTTTTATGTTAATGCTTCCATCTTCATTTTCATCTAATGCTTTAAAATTTGACGTTAAGTTAAATATTTTATTCATTTACTTCCCCTTTTTTGCAACTTTAGCTTTCGCTTTTGCTGCAGGCTTAGGTGCTGGAACAGGCTTAGTAGCTTGTTCGTATTCCTTTGGAAAATTCACCTTAATTAATTGAATCAATCTAGCCCAAGAACCAGTCATTTTTCTAACTGCTCTTGCTCTATGTGGAGTATCGCTTTCAGCCATATACTCTTTCATATTCA